TCCATAATTATATTTATATATATATATATATATATATATATATATATATTATTAAAAAAAAATTGATTTTTGAATAATTAATTAAATTAATATATTAATATATTAAATACAAATTATTATAATGAAAAATATTAATTATTATCAAAATGAAAATAAGAAGTTATATGAAGAAAAAAAGAAATTATACGAAGAAAGAAGAATATTAAATTTAAAAATAAATAAAAATGAAAATAAAATAAAAAATAATAATAAAAAAATTCAAGAGAACTGTTTTCATAATTTTGAACAATATTCTGAATATCAAGAACCTACAAGTTATAAATGTAATAAATGTAAATTAAATATTTATTATTATCAAAAATATATGTATAAAGATAACTGTTTATTTATTTAATTTATTATTTAATTTATTATTTCATTTATTATTTATTTAATCTTTTATACATTATTCTATAAGGACTTTTAAAAATTTTTAAATTATTTTCATCTTTTTCATCTTTTAATTCATCTTTTGTTAATTTTCTATTTTTATATAATTTTAATATATTCGCAATATCTTCAATAAATATATCATAGTAAATATTCGTTTCTAAATTTCGTCCAATAATTAATGAATCACCATCAACTTTCATTTGAAATATATGAGATACCACATAATTAGGAGGCAGCGAATTTGCTTCATATGTATTTATTTTTCTAGTAAAAATATTTAAATCTAAATTAAATATTGTATGTTTATATCCTTCATAATTTTCATCAGTAATACAATTATGTTCAGAAGTATTCAATGAATTTACTTTATCCATATTAATTAAATTATTTTCATCATTAAAATATATTTGTTCTAATTTACCGTTTTCCTTAACTAATACACCCGCATGATAATATCTTGAATTAATTAAAAAAGCAATATCCTCCCAATTAATAGGTGAAAGCTCACATGAAAAATCATCAATAGGTGTTTTAATTTTAATTATTACAACACTTCCTAATATAACTTTGTTTTCCGTATTTAACATTGTTCCCAAATAATTTATATCAGTTTTATCTAAATTATCATGATATCTATCTAAAAAACAAATATGATATAAATTTTTATAATTAAAATAAATATCGTTTGTAACACACGCAAACTTTTGATCAGCTTCAATAATATCTTCAATATCAATCATTAGATCAGTTTTAATATTTCTAAATTCAATAAAATCTTTTGAATCTTTTTTAAATTTTTCAATATCAACATTATTTATTTTCTTTTTATAATCTGTTTCATTATAAGGTTCATCTTTAATATTATAACTTAAATTATTTTTTTTTGGTAATTTATTATTAAAAGTATTTGGTTTAATAATACAATAATCCATATTATTATTATTATTATATTTTTATATATTTTATATAAAAATAAAAATATAATAATAAACAAAAACTATTTATTATTGAAAGCTGAAATATTAGCAGATGAATTAATAAATTTAAAAAAATATAATTATATATAATAATATATAATTATATATAATAGAGAAAAACTATGAATTATTAGAATACAGTAAATTAAAATAATTATTTTATTTTATATATAAATCATCCCAATAACTGCTACTGATTTTCACAATTATGTTAATCAAGAAAGATACTATTAATCTATTATAAATTAATTTTCTATTAATTTATTATGTAATTCTTGTAAAAAATCATTCGCTATATTACTATTTACAACATATGATAATGATAATTTATCTGAACTATAATTAATGATATGAATATCATTATTATATTTAATAATAATATTTGTTATATCAATATTTATTATATTATTTGTTATTATTGATATTATATTTAAATTTTCAATATATTTTACTTTATAATTAATTAAATTATTAATTAAATTATTAATATTTTTATTATCATTAATTGTACATGATATATTAAATGGAGATGTTACTATTATATCTACATCTACTTCATATAATGTAAATTTAGAGAATATATCATTAAGTATGCCATAATTATTCCACATATCTAATGATCTAATATCTAATAAATGGATATTTTCTCTCTTTGTTAAAAATATATTATTATTATTATTATCTTTATTATTATATTTATTATTATATTTATTATTTATTAATGTATATTTATTATTATTTGGATTTTTAGAATTTTTAATATATATTGGTATATTTTTTTCTTTACAAGGTTTAATACAATATGGATGTAATACTTTGGCACCCAATGCCGATATGCTTTGACATATTTTATAATTTGTTTCTTTTATTAGTTTTGCATTTTTTATAATATTGGGATCACAACTAAATAAACCATCTACATCTGTCCAAATTTCTAATCTTATTGCTTTTATACCAGCAGCAATTAATGATGCTGTAGTATCACTACCTCCTCTACTCAATAAACACGGATATGAATTTTTAGTTGATGCTATAAATCCTTGTGTTATTTTTACATTACAATCATTTTTATTTAATTTATTTAAATTACAACTAAAACTACCTTTCATTTTAAATTTAGTAAAACTCATATTATTATAATTATTATCTGTAAAAATAATATCTTTAGCATCAATTAATTCGTTATTAATTTTATTTAATTTTAAATATTCTGATAATATTTTAGTTGATAAAATTTCACCATAACTAATAATATTTACTTTATCTAAATAATCATCTTTATCTTTTCTATTATATAAATCTAATAATTTTTTATAATCATCTATAAATAAATCTGGATTTATTTTTAATTTTTGTATAATATTTAAATGTTCTATTCTAATTTCTTCTAATAATTTAAAATGATCATTACTAAAATTAATTAAATTATTTGTTGTTTTATTTATAGCAGATAAAACAATTATAATTTTATAATCTTTTAATTCAGATATTTTATTTTTAATTAATTTAAAACCATCTATAGTTAAGGAACTACCGCCAAATTTTAATACAATTGACATAATTATAATATTTTTATATTTTTATATTTTTATATATTTTAAATTATTTTTTTTTATAATCATAAGATAACATCAATTTATCTAATGTATTATATGGTCCAATCATATAATTTTTATTTAATTTAATATGATGTTGTAAATGTTGTTGTTTTCTTAATCTAAACCATTTATATTTTTCTAATGGACTATTTTTAAGATGATAATTCATATGTAATATATAAATACTACTCATATAAATAATACTTTCAAAAAAAAATAAATAAAAATAAGGTAATAAAAAGTAATAAATAATATATATAAATAAAATAGGTGGTCCAAAATATAAATCAGTATGAAGAGCTAAATTATCATATTTTTCAATTTCTAAATTATCACTATTAAAATATATGTGATGATATTTATGTGATGTATATAATATACCTGTTTTAGATATATGTGCTAATTTATGTAATGACCATTCTATTAAATTATAAATTATTAAATTTATAAATGTTAAATATATATATTCAAACATTTTTATATATATATATGTATTATATATTTATATATAAAAATTCTATTCTATTATATTCTATTCTATTTCATCTAATAAATTCTATTCATCTAATAAATTTATTTCTTCATTTGAAATAAATTTCATCATTCTCCAAGCTTGCTTATTACTTATAGCTTTAACTTTTCCAAATTTCTCTTCTAAATTAGATTTCATTTCTCCTCTATTAGGACATTTTTTTTCAGTATGTGCTTCCTTAAACCATAATTTAAATGTATCAAAAATAGAATATACTGTTAAATAGTCCTTATTATTATTAGTCATTTGAATATTTTCATTAATAAATTCTAAATAAATATCACTATTTTTTTGATATTCTAAAGTAAATAATGTTATCTTTTTAGGATCTTTTTTATTATTTTTTAGATTTTTAAATCTATAAATTAAAATACTCATTAAAGTTTCTCTCCAATTATCTAATTTTTGTTTTAATGTAGAATCTTTTTTCCTTTGATGTTTTTCTACTGGATCATCAACAAATTGCATTTCAAACGGAACAACTCTTAATCTTCTCCATGTTCCACCGTCATTGGATGGTATATATGGTAGTTTATTACATGTTAATAATGTTTTAAATTGTGGATAAAAGTCAACAGGTTCTTTATATAATTTTCTAGCAGAAATTTTATCCCCACCTGTTAATTCTTTCATATGTCCAACATGAATTTTATCATCATTTTCTGGTTCTTGAAATACAACAAATCTTACTCCTTTACATTTTGCTAATTCTGGAGAAGCAGCATTTGAACTTGCTCTTGATTTGGTTAATAATGTAATACTAATAGTTGTCCCATAATCACCTATTGTTTCTTGAAATAAATTGATAGCTAAACTTTTACCATTTGATCCACAACCTGTCCAAATATTAAATTTTTCATCAGGACTATGTCCTTGTAAGCAACCTGCGAAAAAATTTAAAATATAATCTTTCATATCTTTTTCAGGTTGAATCTGAGAAAAGAAATCTTCTACTTGTTTAAATTTTTCATCATTTGGATTATAATTAATATAATCAATATTTGTATTTAAACTAATATAATCTTCATATCTTCCTTCACGAAATTTTTGTTTTTTAAAATCATATACCCCATTCTTAAAAGCAATTAAATCTTTATTCTCATCTAATTTTTCATAAAATTTTTCATCATAAAATTTATATCTTAATTCAGACATTACTTCATCTTTAAAACTTTTTGATAATAATTTATTAGATACTTTTCTAGCAGAATTTTCTTTATTCTCATATATTAAAAATTCATTAGATGATGAATCAAAATCATATTTTTTTTGACTATAATAACTAGCTTTGTTTATAAATAAATTAGATAATGTATTATTTAAATAATTATATAATGTATATCCATTTTCTATTTCTTTCCAAGAATTATTTATAAATTCATACCATGTAGAATTTCTAATAGAAGCACATATATATTTATTTGCTTTGATTTGATAAACTGCTTCAGCTACATCACCACTATTTCCAGAAATAGCTTTACCTATAAAAATATCTTCTTGTGTATTTAACCATACATTATATTCATACTCATTATCTTCTTTTGCCCATCTTACTAAAGATCCCATACCTAAACCATTTTCTTGATGAAATTTATCCCAGTGTTTTTCACATTCTCCACTAACACCACCACCCATACCATTATCAAATTTTGGTGATTGTGAGCTAAAATCAATCCAATCCTCCAATAATTCAACATTATCTATATTATGCAAGCACCATCCTAATTCAATCCACATATGATAATCACAAGCTCTATTAATTGATAATAATTTAATTAATTGTCTTGCTTTATTAATTGAATCTTGACAATATTTTTTTTTTCTTTTTCTATTATTTTTTGTAGTTTTCTTTATATTTAAACTTTTAAATATTTCATCAATTTTTTCTTTATTAAATGTAGATTCTAATATTTCATTTTCATCTTTATTTCTTATACTCAATAAACTTGGTAAAGAATTTTTATCAAAATTATTAATTTCTAAAACATTTAATTTTTTATCAAATATATGTGTTAATAAATATGGATTTCTATCTGGTTTATTACTACCATATAACAACCAACCAGTATTTTCAATTACTGCTTTATCAAATATATCATCATAAGAATTTAAAATTAATAAATCTTTAAAATAATCATTTTTATTAAAATCTTTAATTACATCATTTCTTATTATATATTGTAATTCATTACTAATACATATATCACTATACATACAATGAAATCCATCTTTATATAATTGATCACTTGATAGAGTTGGTTTATTTTTTTCAGTTATAAATACATTATATTGATCATTCTCAGCTCTAATATATTTATCAATATATTTATTATAAATATTTATAACTTTTTTAATATTTTCTATAGTATATTTTCTTTTTTTATCATTTTGTTTTATATCAATATCAATTATTAAAGGTCCATAATTTTTATGAACTTCAATTATATGTAATTTTGTATTTTCTTTTAATGCCATGTTATATAAATTAAAAAATCTTGATTCATTTTTAATTTTATAACAACCATATGGTTTACCCATTGATGTATGTGTATAATTATCACTTCTATCTACTTTATTTCTTTTCATAAATTCATATAATTGTTTTGTATAATGAGGAATTATATTTGACATTATTAATATTAATATATATAATAGTTTTAAATAATTTTATACTATTATTTTAATAATAGTAATAAATAATAGTAATAATAATAGTATAATAGATCTAATAGATAATTTTATTTTTAATTAGATATAATAGAGTAAAAATTAATATTATAAAAAATATATTTATAAAAATATATTTATACTTTCTAAAAAATATATGATTTTCTAAATTAACATCTTCAATAACAACATATATATTAATAATATAAAAAAAATAAAATAAAAAAATATAAAAAATTTGTTTATATATATATATATATATATATAAATAAATAAATAAAAAAATAAATAAATAATAAAAAAATAAAAAAATAATAAATAAAAATTTCTTACTTTCTGTCATTTGTAGAGGTTGAACTATCTGATTCATAAAGAACCAGAAGTGAATTTATCACCACCCACTATCGTTTGTGAAGAACCAGTGAAATTCACTGATTTCTCAGAAGATGTACTATATCCTCCCAACCCATCGTATATAGTACATGATCCGATAGTCGGACCTTGCCTATACCTATCACCATTTTGTATTTCACTTAATCCATACTGATAAAAATTACGAGGCTGCTGTTGTTGATATTTTGGTTGATATTTTTTCAATAAATTACTCATAGATTAACTGATAATATATATATTGAATGAATGTAGATAATATATATATATTGAATGAATATTGATAATAAAAATAATTTCAATTTTTTTTTAATATTGAATTTATCAACTTTTAATATATATTCATTATAGTGATCATTATTTATATATTATTTTATATATCAAACCTAATACTAAACTATATTATAATTTTTAATATGATTTAATTTACTAAATAATATAATATATTTATCATTATTATTAATATTATTTTTTATAATTTTATTAATTTTTTAATAATTGATGTTGATTTAAATAAAAATTTTTTATTAATATTTTCTTCTAACTCTAATATTTTTTTAATATTTAATATAATTTTTTTATTATCTTGAGTTTCTACTTCTATATATTTTTTATTTAAACAACATGATTTTATTAAATCTGATATATTATTAACTTTAATATTATTAACTTTTTTTATAATATCTCCATTATTAAATATATTTAATGTATCAGCATAAGTTCCCGGTAATATATTTGAAATAAATACTCTTTCTTTAATTTGATTTTCTACTTTTTGATATTTAATTAATTCATAAATTTTTGAATTATTTATATTAGTATTTTTTAAATTTTTTAAATGATTTTTTGTAAGTGGAGTTATAATTAATCCTCCCAATATTTCATAATCTAATTTTTCATTTTTATGTTTATATATTTGTTTAATACCTAATTTTGTTTCATATATTTTTATACTTTTACTTATTATTTTTTTTTGTCTTAAATTATAATATTTAATAGTTATAATATCATTTATATTAAATCTAATTAGTAAATTTTCAATATGAATTTTTTCATTAGACCATGATACAGAACATTCTCCATAATTATCTATAATATTATCATTAATTTTTAGTAAAATATCATAATTTTCAATACCAGATTCTTTAAATAATGATTTATCTAAAATATTATATATAATATAACCTTGTTTTATATCATATATTTTATTTTTATTTAAATATTCAATAGAATTATTATAAAATTTACATAAAAAAACAGGTTTTTCGAGTAATATTTTTTTTTTAATAAATTTAATCATATCAATAAATATATTAATTGGTATTGAATAACCTATATTATCTACATCTTTATGAACTATTTTTTGAACATTTATTCCTATTACTTTATTATTCCTATTTAATAATGGACCACCCGAATTTCCTGCATTTATCGCAGCATCTGTTTGAAATAAATAATTATACATACCACTAATAATACCCATAGTATATTTTATATTTTCAGATCCTATTGGATATCCTATAGCAGTTACTTTATTTAATTCTTTCATATTATCTGAATTATCTACATTTAGTATATATTTACTATTGTAATTAAATGTTTGTAATAAAGCTATATCACAATCAGGACAACAAAATATTAATTTTGCTTGATGTTTTTCCTTTCCTTTTTTAGGTATAGTAATAAATATATTTATTGAATCATCTATTACATGAAAACACGTTAATATAAAATTTTCTTTTATAAAAAACCCAGTTCCTGTACTTTTATATTCGTCTAAATTTTTATATGGATTAAAATAATCTAATGTTGTATTAAATGCTTCTATTCTTACTATAGCTTCTATATTATTTAAATTATTCATTATAATATAATATATATATATATATATATATATTAAAATAATAATATTAAAATTATATCTAAAAACTTATTAATATATTAAATATATGAGTGATTTAAGTGAAACATCTGAAAATGAATATGAAAGTGAAAGTGAAAGTGAAAGTGATAGTGAAAGTGATTATGAATCACCATCAAGTGATGACGAATATTATGGGGATAAAGGAAATCATTTTTTAAATACAATTATTAATAAAGAATATATATTAATTAAAAAAATAGGTTATGGTGCTTATTCTTCCGTTTGGTTAAGTTTTAATTATACTAATGGTAAATATAACGCAATAAAAATACAAAATCCTAGTGATTATAAAGAAGGTTTATTAGAATTAAAAATATTAAAAAAATTAAAAAAATTAAATTGTATTTATATAAGTAATTTAATAGATAATTTTATTGAAGTCGTAAATAGTAATAGATATATTTGTATGGTATTTGAATTATGTGCGTGTTCATTATATACTTTAATAAAAAATAAATATAAATTAGATATACAAATTATAAAACAAATAATAAAACAATTAATATTAGGATTAAATAATTTACATAATTTAGGTTATTATCATACAGATATTAAACCTGAGAATATATTATTAAAAGGTATTAGTGATGATATTTTAAGTTTTATTGAATTATATGATAAAATGAAATTTAATGATATCTATAATAAATTTAAATTAGAATATTTTAATATTAATAAATTAAATAAAAAAAACAAAAATCATATTAAAAAATTTAATAAAAAAAAAAAAAAAAAAATATTATTAAAAACAAATAAAATTATAATAAATGAAATAAATTTAGATGAAATAAATTTAAATGAAATAAATTTAAATAATAATAATATAATAATAAATAATAAATTTTTAGAAAATATAAATATAAAATTAGCAGATTTTGGTACAATTCATGATATTAAATCAGGTTATTATAATGATATTAGTACAAGATATTATAAAGCTCCTGAAGTAATATTAGGTTTAGTTCATAATGAAAAAGTAGATATTTGGGCAATCGGTTGTTTAATATTAGAATTATTAACAAATGAAATATTTTTTGATCCTATAAAAGATAAAGAATATACTAGAGATTTTTATCATTTATATGCTATGCAAAAATATTGTGGAAAAATACCTGATTATCTAATAGATAAATCTCCAGATAAACATAATTATTTTAAAAAATATAAATTTAAAATGAAAATTAATTATTCATCATTAGAAGAATATCTAAAAGATAATAATATATATGATGATGAATTACTTGATATTTTAACTAATACTCTTAATCCAGATTATAAAAAAAGATATTCTTGTGAGCAATGTTTAAATTGTAAATGGTTAAAATTGTAAATTGTAAAAAATTGTAAAAAATTGAATATATATATATATAAATAAATAATCATAATATATAAATAATAAATAATAAATAATAAATATGACAAAAATTACAGATATGACAAAAAAATTATTTAATGAAAATAGAGATAACTTTGTTAAACGTTCATTGAATGAAATGGATAAAAGAAAAAATTATTATATTAAAAATGAAAATTCAGTAAATAGAAAACTTACTAAAGAATTATTAATAGAAGGTATAAAGAATACAAGATTTGCCCACTTTATTATACCAGGAATACCAAATAGAACATTGAATGAATTAAAAAAATCATTTGATGATATTGGGGGTTGTAGATTTGAATTTTCTAAAATAGTAAGAGGTAATCAATATTGGATAATTCAATTACCAAAAACTACAAGTGGATATGAAGTAGATGTTATTCTTTTGATTAGATTCTTTACTAAAATGTATATTGATGGTATTATTGATAACTATCCATGTGGTTTTCATAATTTAGAATTTACAGTAGATGAACTTATTAAAGCAGAATATATATACTCTTCTATATTCAATTGTGGTCATATTTTACAATGTGTAAAATCTGGAATAATTTTTAATAGTTTTTATCCATTATCTTCAAGACAATATCCAAATACAATTACATGTTTATTACCAGAATATGCTACTAAAAAAAGACTTGAAAGAGAAGCAAAAACAATTTATGATATTACTATTGTTCAAAGTTTTGTGAGAAGATGGCTTATTAAAAAATAATAATATTATTATTTATAAAAATTGATTATTTTATATATTAATAATTATTAATATATATTTATTAATTTATATTTATTAATAAAAAATGATTCAAAATATTATTATTCAACAAACTAATGCATTTAAGTCAAAAAATGCTAAACAATCTTTTAAAAAATTAGTAAAAACACTTACTAATTTAGAAACTGATAAAAAATTAATTGCTAAAACTATTGAAAATCATATTTCAGATTTTCAAAAATATTTTATAGATCATTATAAAATTGATTTTCAGATATTAATAAATGAATTAAATTTTGATATTAATTTTACAATTACTAAATATACAGAAAAAGATATTAATAAAATTAAGTTAAAAAAAAAACTTAATAAATTAGATTATGAAAAAAAATATTTATCTATTAAAAGAGATGCAAAGAAAAATTTTGAAAGTGAAAAAGATGAATTAAAATCAGATGAACGTGTTGATATTAATATGATTAAGTTATATTATAAACTAAAAACTGATTTTCCAGAATCTAAAATGCCAACACCAATTGATATTTTAAATAATTTAGAAAAGTATAAAGAACAAATTAAAAGTTATATAGAAGTAGCTGAAACTAAAAATGAACTAGAAAAATATGTCCTTTTAAAAAATAATTATTGTAATTATATGTCTTATATGACTAAAATTGAAATTAATATTAGTGAAG